TTATTCCGTGTCCTGCTTTTCTCCGATGCAGTCGAGAACGTAATCACGCAGGACTGCATTTGAAGTCTTGCCAATCTCTGAGCAATACGCTTTGAATCTGTCGGCTTGCTCTTTTTTGACGCGACAACCGAGCGTTGTCATGTTCTCTGCATCCCATTTCACATTTGCTCTTTTCCGCGATTCTGCTACCGCCACATTATCCCTCCTTTCTCACATTGAGATTATAACACAAAGCGTAAACTGTTAACAGTACAAAAATGCACAATTTTACACTATTAACTTTGGATAATCCGCCTATTGAAATGTACTATTAATAGTGTATAATGTAACCATAGCAAGGGACAAGAGATCGAGCGAAGGTCGATAGCCAACGCGACACCGTAAGAGCTGGAACGGAGAAGCTTGAAAGAAATTCCCGATGGGATAGATACTCAGAGCCACCAGCCGCCGATCTCACTCGCAAATAAGGAGGTGAAACAATGAGCATCAATGAAATGGACAGCAAGATCAAGGAGTTGCGCGAGCTTCGCCGGATGGCTGACGAGCTGACCGCAGAAATGGAGGCCATTCAGGACAGCATCAAGGCCCACATGGACGCCGAGGGCGTGGACACCATCAATGGTACCGATTGGAAGGCGACCTATAAGGCCGTGACTTCCTCTCGCCTGGATGCCAACGCATTGAAAAAGGCTCTTCCCGATCTGGCGCAGCAGTTCACAAAGGCCGCCACGACCCGCCGGTTCTGCATCGCATGAGAAAGGCTCCATGTCCCAACCGACCAAAGCAAGACACGGAGCCACCACCAACCACCACAGGGAGGCCGGTATCGGTATTATACCGACCTCCCGCCGAGAAAACAAGGAGGAAATATGAGTTATTTATCTGAGCTTACCGCACATGAGCGCCTAACTGTCGACAATGCAACGCTCGACATGTTTACCGCTTTCGAAAATGGATCAGACCTGATTTATGAGGTTTGGGAGCGGTATTTTTCCGACAGAGTACAAAAAGAGATTGAATCGAGGGAATTGGCATTTATCGGGCAAATTCTGTGGGCTGCCTACGATTTAATGAGCGATGCAATCCGCGACTATCACTTGATGCTTGGGCACTATGACGCACCGGGCGTGCAGTGCTTTTTAGAAACAGCGAAACGCGCTCAACTGACGGCAGACGCCGAAAAAGCAAGGGAACACGCCCAGAAAGAAATGCGATCCGCAACTTATGATCTCGACGATGCAGATGCAATTAAACTTCTGACAGGTAAGGGGGCAAGCGCATGAAGCTCCTATACTGCGCCCGCTGCACGACGCCGCTGATGAACGCCGCCACGGTGCACATCTGCCCGACCTGCGGGGCTGTGTACCGTCAGCATGGGACGCGCTTCACCTTTGCCGCCGACCTGTCCGGCGCGTACATCAAAGAGTTTATGAACAGTCTGGAGGTAACCGCATGAACGATGACGATAGATATTTCCCTTGTATACCGACACCGGTCGGCATGGTCCCATTTATCGGCTTCACCATGAGCGTTGAGCGTGAGAAGGAGCTGTTTGGGAGGAAGGAAGAGGAAAGCAAAACCTGATCAGATAGTGCAAAGCCCCACCGGAGCGCTCCGGCGGGGCTTCCTGCTTTATAGGAGATAGAAAATGGCACTAACACACTCTACACGCTACAGTACCTCGCGGCGCTGCCCGCCTCATTACTTCGGGCGGGACTTCGCAAGGGAACAAAGGATAGGCAATCCCGCCGCCCTTGCCGCCTGCTGCCGGTCTTTCTCCGGCTGGTGGCCTTTGCATCGCTGCCTCCTTTTTACGCCATTTGCGGATTTGCAATTGGGGTCCCGTTAGCGGCTGCGTGTTTAACGAGATCGTCGAATATAAAGGATGCAATCTTGCTGCCATCCGGCAAGACAAGATTTGCAAGCAAGTTTATTGTCTGCGCCGGACTGTTAGCAATTCCATTGACAATAGCCGCGCTCGAGCGCCCGATCCCGGAATCGGCAAAGTTTACCGACGTCGCGCCAAAGTCTAAGCCGTTTTTCACGCGGCCCGCCACATCAGATACGCCGCGCATCAGGGAAGGCAGACCATCATCCAAGCCTTCCACGCCGCCCTCCATCACATACCGGAATACGCCGCGGGACCACTTGGAGGGCGAGTGCTCGTCAAAGCCGTCTTTGCCGGTAAACCATCCCTTGATGGTATCCACAACGCCCGTCACTTTACCCTTGAGCCATTCCACCTTGTCGGTGATGCCATCCCAAAGCCCCATAAGAAGGTTTCGTCCGACCTCCTTCATCTGCTCCGGAATGCTGTGGAACCAGTCAAGCGCCGTCCGCGCCGCATTTGGGATAGTCTCGGCGAAGAAAGTTTTGATTGCTGATACTGCGCCGGAGATCGTCTCTGTGATCTTTCCCCATGCAGAAATGATCGCATTGCGAAAATCATCATTTGTGTTCCATAGCACAACGACCGCCGCCGTCAGCGCTCCAACAACGGCAATGACTGCCCCGATGGGATTTGCGCTTAATGCGGTGTTCAAGGCAAGCTGCCCTTTTGTCATAGCAGCCTGCGCGAACTGCGCTAAGGTCATTTTCCCTGTGAGCAGCGCTACGATCGTCTCACCGACAGTCATCGTCCCGTTTAATGCGGCCTGTGCAAGTGTCGTATTATTCAGCCCCATAGTCAGGAGCGAAATGGCAACCTGTGCATTTTGAAAGCCCTGAACAAGATGTTGAATCGCCATTCCTGCCTTGAGCGAGGCAAAAGCGCCGGCAGCGACCCCGACAACGGGGATGATCTGATTGAGCGTGTCCATCAAAGTCTTGCAAGCGTCTACAGCGGAATCAAACCCCGTCGTAATGACATTTGCCACTTTCTCCCAATCCACTTTTGCCGTAAAATCCTGCACTGCCGCCGTTGCGTTTTGAAGCATCGGCGTTACAGAATCCAGAATAGGCTCACCGAATGCGGCTTTTAGCTGTCTCCACGATTCTTTCAGGTTGCCGAGAACGTTTTCCCAACCGTCAGCCTCGCGTGAAGCTTGCCCCAGTGCGCCGGATAGTTTTTGCGAATCTTCCACCATTTTCAGAAGAGTTTCCTGCTTCTGGATTTCGGAAAGCTCATTATACTTTTGCCCGAAAAGCTCCATAGCGGCCGCGTTTCGTGTGGTCTCCGTGGCCGAAAGTCCGAGGGCTGCGTCGTTGGCGAAGTTGCCTTTTAAAAACGATTGCAGCGTTTCTGTAGCTTGCTCAACCGAAGTATCATAATAAGCCGCGCTATCTGCCGCGGCCTGCAAAGCGCGTTCCATCAGGTTCATGCTTTCTACCGCATCGCCGCCGGAAGACCGGGCAAAAGCATAGATCTTGCTACCGAGTGCGTTCAAGCGCGTCTGCAGGATGCCGGATTCATCAGCTACGCGCCCAATTGCCTTTGTAGCGGTGTCCTGCATATCACCGAAGGTCTGTTCAAACGCGCTTGCCTCTGCCCTCACCTCAGCGGCGGTATCTACACCGACCGCGGTTAACGCTGTTCCGACTGTGGTAACAACTGCGCCAATTTTTGAAGCCGTCTTTATCACAGAGCCGACGTTGTTTTTGACCTTTTCGAACGAGGACGTTATTTTATTTAGGCTGCTGTCAACACCGCTGTCATCAACCGTGATTTTGACGGCAAGGTCAAGTAAATTCATTTTGCCATCTCCTTTCCAAAGGTATACCCTCTGTCATACATTGTTTGCGCAAAAACTACCGCACCATAAGCAGGTGTCCCCGGCTGTATTTCTTCCGGGAAAGGAGGAGCCTGCCGCGGTTTTCCGGCAGCTCCGTCCTCATAGCCCATATCAAATGCAGTCAGAACATTCCTGCTCATGACCTTTAGATATTTGCGCGCCCAAGCTTTACTTTTTGCCTTGTGTTTCATTTGCTCGCCTCTTTTCAAGCTGGATACCGATAGAAACCATTACGGCCCCGCAGAATGTACCGGCGGCAAACACAGCCGCTCCGCAAAGCATCAATACCATGTTGCACCTCCCTTAAAAGTTTTCGATGATCTCGCCGGAAAGCTGCTCCCACCATTCGCCCATGCTGAGCATTACGCCGGGAGTAGCGCGCCGGTTGCCGCTGCCGCCGCGCCCGCTGCAATAGTTGGCGGCGGTCATCATACTGTCCCACGCTTTCAAGGTCTTTCCCGTGCCTTTGGCGCAATCCTGCGCGAGAACGGTTAAAGCAACCCTGTCTTTTCGGTCGTCGGCGCTGTCGGCGGCTTCCTTTGCAAAGTGACTGATCAACCTTAACATGGTCGGGTTTCCGTCGAATCTGTCCACAAAGCCGAAATAATCATCCACCGTCAGAACGCCGGTTTTCATCAGCTCCACGGCGTTGCTGTCAATGGCGGAAGGATCAGCAAGGTTGCTTGTCTGTACTTCCTTTTCCAATGCGCGGCGGAGGTCTGCGGCCTTTGCATCGAACGCCGTCCAAATGCGCGCCGTTTCCTGTCGCATTTTCTTTTCTGCCTCTTGGAGCTGAAGCATGGCAATCTGCTTCTTTACGGCATCTAAGCCAGCCGCGCTTGCGTTCTCCTTCGCTTTGGTCAGCTCGTTATATACGGCGGTATACTCGTCTCTGGCGGCACGGAAAGCCGCGTCAAGGTTTCTTGCGTAGCTGTTGTACTTGCTCATTTCTTTGTTCCTTTCTGCTGCGGAAAAAGGCCGCAGCGCCCATTCTTATACATGGCGCAGGTAGCGCCGCAAATCAGACGTGCGGGGAGAGGGCAACGCCCGCCCGCCCGCGTCGCTCCCGGCCTGCACTTGCCATTTGCGTAAAAGCTGCAATCGCCCTCTTTACATTCGGGGTATAGGCTGTTCGAAAAGGGACAATCCTTTTTCGACTTGACCGCCTCCGGCTCGGTATGCTTGCAAATGACCGTGCCCGCCGGAACCGTCCCAGCAGTTGTTACAATAGTCGGCGCATACTCGCGGCATCCGCGCCCGAACTCGCGGTATCTTTTGCCGTGTTCGTCCACAAGTGGGAACTCATTCAAAACGTCCATAAACCATCCTTTCCAGCTCTTCGATGATCTCCGCGCTTTCTTCTTGCGTTGGCGGCTTTGGCCGTCGCTCAAGCGGCTTGTGAAGTGTGCCGGTTGCCGCTAATTCCAGTTCTTCAAGGACGCGGGGCGTAGTATTCCAATATGCGGCGTACCTCGCGCATTCCGTGTCCGCTAACTCATCATAAAAGCGCCTTTCCGCAATCCAGCGCAGAACATCGGGGAAGCTGTCCCCTTTTCGTTGGAGCTTTGCGAGGCGTGATTTAATACTGCTGCTATTCATGTGCCTATTCCCTTAAAGGTCGATAATGATAACGCTTTCGCAGTCTGATAAATAATCTCGTGCTGCCTCCTGCGTCTGAAATACCTTTGCGGGGCTTTGCGACGCCCTGTAAGCCGCCCACGCGCCATTTTCAAGCATGGCCATGAGTGCTGCGCCGGTTTTCTCCTGCGCTGCAATCGCCTGTAAACGGGCAATGCGGAGTTTAATGCTGCTGCTCATAGATCGTCCTCCTCAATTACGATATTCCAGCCCTTCGCTATAATCTCGTCGATAAAATCACACAAGGACGCAGACAGAGAATCCACTATCCCATTAGGGCGAACATAGCAAGAAATGTGCCTGCCGTCTGGTGTCGTTGATCCGTTCCGTCGCAGATAATCGAGGGCATCGTCTACGGAAAAGATGCTGCCATCTTCGCAACGGAAAGAATCATTACTGGATTCTCGATCTTCAAAAAAGGCCGTCAATGATGCAATGCGGTTTTTAACGGTTCCCATCGACTTCTCGCCTCCATTTTTCCAGTTTCTGCAGTTGCTGCATGATGTCTGTGATCTCCGTGTACTTCACCGTCTGTCGTAAAATCTCTGCTGCGGCGCTTACTCTTGTCTGCGCTGGTGCATCCTTGTCTTGCATGATCGTTGCCAGCGTGTCCGCTGCGGCGTGCGCCCGCTCCTGCAGCACATTTCGCGCCGCTTCGGTTCGTTCTCGGCGTGCCTCATCATACTTCCGCATAAATTCGGGATCACGCTTTCGGCGATAGATTGTTTGCTCGTTGATTTCGAGCTTTGCCGCTGCACTCCGCGTCGTTGCAGAGATCAGCAGCGCGTCAATAATAGTCTCATCTCGAATTTTCTTTGACAAAGTTTGAAACGCCCCCTTTCCGGCCTTGTTTTATCTGACATTTATTCGTAAAATGGCCTCAAGCTCTGGCTGATGCTCGGATGCCGTAGGTGCCGCAATGCGGCGGCGTAGGTCCTGCGGTCTGCGGCCTGCCCGTACCAGAACTCGGCAATTATGGCATCACGCTCATGCTGTGGTAATTGGTCGAGGGCCGCACATACTGCATCTTGCATCTCCCGCTCCTCGACCTCTTCAAAGCCCGCCTCCGCCGCAGGATCAGGGATCGTATCCGCAACGGTGAAATCACCGCCGCCGTCAGCGTCCAACGGCATATCAAGCGATACACGATTCCGGTTGAGTGGGTCTTCTTTGTCTCGCCTGGTTCGCATCCCGCAAGCCGCTGTAAAGCTTGATTTGAGCTTGAAATCGAACATGGTAAGGAATACCCCTCGCTCCGGTTTCCACGCTGTCAGCGCTTCTATAAGGGCAAGAAAGGCCGTCTGCATGAGGTCACTTTCTTCGATGCCTGCGCTCTCATGGAATGCCCGTGTCCATCGTCCGGCCTGCTGAGAGGCAAACCGCTCGACCGCTGCCCACAGCGTCAAAATGTCTGTTTTTCCGTCTCGCACATCTGCTGCGAGTTGGTTTGTCCGCTCGCTCTGTGTGACAAGTGAAATCACTTGCATATTGCGCCCTCCTGTGGTAGAATCAGAATTGACAATTAAGACTCACCATAAGAGCGGTCCTCCCCGATTTGGGGAGGGCTTTTTCATATCAGCAACTCGCGGGCAAGCTCGCGGCGCTGGTGTGCATTTTGGATGCGGCGGCTCTGACCGTCGATCAGCACGACCGCAGGACACATCTCCCGTACACGGTCAAAAATTCGGCGATACTGCATAGACGGCTGATTTTCCATCTCCTGTTTCGTCAGGTTGGTCGTGATAATAGTCGGCAGCTTTGCGCGGCTGCGAGCGTCAATGACTGCAAAAATCTGTTCGGCTGCATAGCTTGTCTCACGTTCGACACCGAGATCATCGATCACAACGAGCTTGTAATTTCCGAGGCAGTCAAGAAGCCATTGCCGGTTATTGCTGTCCTGCAGCAGATTCAGGAGGCGTGGAAAGCTGGTGATCGTGGTCGGAACGTGCTTCTGTAAAAGTTCATTGGCGATCGCGCAGGCGAAGAATGACTTGCCTGTGCCGACTGGCCCGTGAAACAAGACACCGATATTGTTTTCGAGCATCTGCGGCCAACGGTCTATATACTTCCGGCAAAAGTTAGAGACCTTTTGATTTGTGCCGTCGTCATTTGCGAGCGTGACCGTCTCATAGGTTGGATCACAAATATTATCCTTGCGAAGGTCCGTCATCTTTTCCCAGAAGGCCATCTCCGCCTGGTGTTTTCTGCTCGCTTCTTCTTCCTCCTCACGCTTTGCCCGCTCACATTCACACAGGACACCAACGATATGCTCCCTTCCAAGAAGCTCAAGGCGTCTTTCCTTTGGCTGATGGCAAACGTGGCAATAAAGCAAGCCATCCTTTCTGTAATCGTCTGGCTGTGCATTTGCGGCCTCTAATGATTTCTCTACGATTTTTTCAAGCATTTGCTACCTCCCTCAATTTGGAAAACTGAATTTGTTCGCTGCTTTGCTTGATCTCCTCGTGAATAAGGGCGACCACGGCATGATCGCCATATCTCGCCGCTAATGTACGGATACACTGGACGAGGGTCTGTAGTTCTTTCGTGTCATAAATACGGCCTGCTCCGGCGCAATGGTAGAGCCATGCTTCGAGGGCTCTTTGCAGCTCATCGGAAAAACGCGTTCCAACCTGCGGCGGGATGTAGAAACGTTTACGCATCGAAGAAATCCTCCCCGGTCCGGTACTCCTCGTCGCGTTTAACGCGGTCCCAGCTCTCGGCTCTGGTCGGTCGCTGCCTCCAGCGCTCCCAGCTCTCAGCATTTCGGCAAGCCGCTTTCCAGTCTTTCATGGGGGCCTTGCCAACCAGCCAGCCCTTCGATTCGTAAAAGTCGATGAACCCCTGCGGGTCTACCGGCGACTGGCGTTCAAGCACATAGGCTTGAACCTCTGCTAACGTGGGCGGGTTGAAGCGCTTCGCGCGTGGCGGCGTAGCCGCCTTATCTCCTTTGTTGGGTTTGGTTAGGTTAAGTTTAGTTAAGTTATGTTCAGGCTCCGAGTTGGTTCCATTCTGGTTCCATGTTGTATCCTGACTGCCTCCAAGCATTAGCCGACCGGCGTGATCTGTTGTCAGCATTGATTTTTCTGCGGTGTAAATCGTCGAATGATAACGATCATTTTTGAGAGTGTTATTGACATTCCAGTCTGTGATAACCACGATACCACTCTCAAACGGGATGATGTATCCTTTCGCTACAAGGAGCCTTAGATCATCATCGTTGCAGCCTGCCGCGCGTGCAATCTTCCGCGGGGAACCAACAAAGCCGTCATCATCGCCGTGCATTCCCAAGTGGAAATACAGCGCCTGGGCGCTTGCGGACATATCCAAAAATTTGTCCGTGTCCGTGACTTGTAATGAGAACATCCTCCTCTGCGCCATTACCAACCCACCATTTTTTCCTGACCGGTCATCTTCAAAAGCGCGTCTTCCGCTGCGCGGGAGACAGCCGCAATCTCTCTCGACCTTCTTGACATCGAATGGATAAAGCGCTGAATGTCGAGTGAGTTTGTTGGCAGAAAATACCCGCTCTTACAGTCGGACATAATTAGTCTCCCAGCCTTACGCTCTGTCTGAATCCGGCGGCGGATCGACCGCTCATCCTCGCCGGTGAGCCGCACAAGCTCTGTGAGCGTCACGCCGTTTTCCGCTCCCTCATGGAGCAGATCAGACACCAAATACTGTCTCACGCCTGCACCTCCTTGATCTGTCGGCTCTCGTACTCGAGATATTCCCGTAGCGCCTCGACGTTTACGAGAAAACGATTCCCGGAATAGACGCCCGGACAAACGCCCTGCGCCACAAGGCGACGGATATAGGTCTCAGGAGCGATATCAAGTTTTGCTGTCTGCCGAATAGTCTTGAACATAATTGGCAATCTCCTTTCCTTTCATTTTCGCAGATATCATTGACTTTTGTTTAATTACATGCTACACTACATGAAAGGAAAAATCTATACCATATAAATTCCTGTTTATGCGAGGTGATTTCTATTATTGGAAATAATTTTACCAAATATGACTTTGGAAATAGAATTGCAAAAAGGAGAAAAGAATGCGGATTTAAGTCACAAGCTACACTTGCTGCGTATATGGTCCCTTCAAATGATAATGGCGACGATTACGCAAAACAGGTAGAGAGCAAACGAAAAGCCATATCTAATTGGGAAAGTGGAAAAGCAGACCCGCCACTATCCGAATTTGCACTTCTTTGTAAACTGTTAGATTGTGACGCACAGTATTTGTTCGGCGAAATTGATACCCCAAAAGCAGAAACAAAAACGGTTATGGAGATTACGGGTCTAAGTGGAAAATCGGTTGACACTTTAGTACATATAAAGCGCGAGAATAAAATTACTTGGTGGACCGATACTTTGAGCCTGATTATTGAAAATACAAACTTTATAGATTTGCTTCACACCATAACTGACTATATCGACGATCAAGGCGAAGATGCACAAATCATCAATGGAAACATTGCAGCTACAAGCACTCAAAAATACAAGGTTAGCGATCTCTTGCAATATAAAGCGCAAAACCTTTTGTTTTTGATACTGCATGATGCAAAGGGCAGCTTTGATTCCCGCGAAGACAAACGAATATTCTATTCATTAGTTTATACTTGGCAAAAGAACGGGCAGATAAGCCAGCTACAAGCGGAAAAATGTATTGAAAAGATAGATAAGGGCGATTTTTCTGATTTTCAAATAGGGGGTGCGCATAATGGCTAACATCCAAGAGCGCCGCGACAAGTCAGGCAAGCTGATTTCCTACTCCATCCGTGTTCATCGTGGCCGTGGTGCTGATGGAAAGCAGCTCAAGCCGTGGACGGCGACTTTTGAAGCCTCGCCCACATGGACGGAAAAGAGCGCAAGAAAAAAGGCCGAGGCTTTCGCCGCGACCTTTGAGCGCGATTGCAAAGAAGGTATCAAATCCGATAGCCGCCAACGCTTCGACGCTTATTGTAATTATGTAATTGATTTGAAAGAAAGCCGAGGAATAAAGCATAGCACCATCGTCCGGTATCGCGCCCTCGCACAGCGCATCTATCCTTACATCGGGCACATAAAGCTGAAAGACCTGCGCGCAGATCACCTGAATAATCTTTATACAGAGCTATCGAAACCCGGGGCGCGAAAGGCCGGCGGAAAAGCAGTCCGAAAAATTGATCTTGATGCTGTGCTCAAAGAGCGAAAGATTAGATACACTCAGATTGCAGAGCAATCCGGCGTGTCCATTCACCCGATTTCGTTTGCAGTTCGCGGCGATACAGTCAATATAAAGACCGCACAGGCCGTCGCCGATGCGATTGGCATGAAACTCGAAGAAGCTTTTACCATTCTTGACGATGGCTCTAAACTTTCTACAAAGACAATTGCAGAGCATCACGGCCTCATTTCTGCGGTTTTGGAGCAGGCCGTCAGAGACGGCCTTATCCCCATCAATGTGGCGGCACGTGCCAGGCCGCCAAAGGTTGAGCACAAACCCATTAACTATTTTCAGCCGGATACCATTGCTGCGATCCGTGATGCTTTGGACACGGAACCCATCAAATGGAAAACACTTGTGCATTTACTCTTAATAACGGGAGCGCGCCGTGGGGAAATCCTCGGTCTGAAATGGCCTGTAATCGATTTTGAGCACAATCAGATCCACATCTGCAATAGTGTTCAGTATACGCCGGAACGAGGTGTGTATGAAGACACGCCTAAAACAGCATCATCCGACCGATTCGTTACTTTGCCAGTAGAAACGATGCAGCTTATGAAACAATACAAAGCTTGGCAAGCGCAAGAGCGTTTACGTCTTGGCGAATATTATCGGGATCAAGGATTCCTTTTCTCTCGTGAAGACGGACGACCAATCAATCCGAGTGGCATAGAAAAGTGGCTCCGTGGTTTTAGTAAACGCCACAACCTCCCGCACATCAACCCTCATGCCTTCCGTCATACAATGGCGTCCCTCCTCTATTTTAACGGTGTGGATAGCGTCTCCATCTCTAAGCGTCTTGGCCACTCGCAAGTATCTACTACCGCCGACATTTACGCTCATATTATTGAAGAAGCTGACCAGCGCAACGCTGAAATTCTCTCCGACATTTTTCTGAAAAAAGCATGATTTTTCAGGTGAGTTGAATTAAAGTTGAATTTTTGCGTACCGTGCGATCATACAGGCGGCTAAAAAATAAGAAAAGTACCAGATACTATGCCGTATCTGGTACTTTCTTTTGCAATAAACTGCAAATATTTGGTGCCTCGTCGGGGATTCGAACCCCGGACACCCTGCTTAAAAGGCAGGTGCTCTGCCGACTGAGCTAACGAAGCGAAGGTATGAAAGCAGCGGAAAACGCTGTTATTCTCTGGCAGGGATGGCTGGATTTGAACCAGCGAATGAGGGAGTCAAAGTCCCTTGCCTTACCGCTTGGCTACACCCCTATAAGGGAAAAGAAAGGGGATCGGGACTCTATTCCCGATCCCGCTCTTTTTGTGGGGTGGGTAAAGGGACTCGAACCCTCGACACCCGGAACCACAATCCGGTGCTCTAACCAACTGAGCTACACCCACCACATATCTGGTATCACAAGGGAAGCCTCGCCGCAGGCCGCTTTGGGGGAAATGGTACGCCAGAAGGGATTCGAACCCCCGGCCTACTGCTTAGAAGGCAGTTGCTCTATCCTGCTGAGCTACTGGCGCAAATGGATGGAGCAGGTGACGGGAATCGAACCCGCATCCCCAGCTTGGAAGGCTGGTGCCCTGGCCATTGTGCTACACCTGCAAGAGCCCTCCGCAACCTGTCAGCTTTTGCATGATAGCACGGAAGAGGCGTAATGTCAAGATGGAATTTTATACTTGCATCGCAAAATATGCGTTTTTCGGCATTCGCGATGAAAAATTGCTTGCAAGCGCGCGGAAGTCATGGTATCATACCATGGTATGCAGCGGTATCGAAGTGGTCATAACGGGGCTGACTCGAAATCAGTTTGAGGGAAACCTCACGTGGGTTCGAATCCCACCCGCTGCGCCAAAAATAAGACCATCTGCCTTTGGCAGATGGTCTTATTTTGGGGTTCCGCTCCCTGTGGTCGCTCCACCCTAAGGGGATCGAATATGCTCGGGGCAAGTGAATTGCCCCTGCGCCAAGATTTTGCTGCGCAAAATACTTGTGACGGCGCACCCGCGCCGCCCCACCTTGTGGGGTCCCGGTTCGGTCGGCATCCATACTGATATGCCATGACAAAATGCCTGTGATGTTACAGCATCACAGGCATTTTTTTGCGAGTATCGGCGTGACGTGACGCGCTGCCGGCATTGTGCGGCTGGGTAGAACGGCTCGCCGCTGTCTCCGGCCGTATTTTCGGGGGCGATGCGGCGAGCGGTCATCACGCGAAGCCGTATTTGATTTTGACACGCTCGAGCTTATCGAGCATCGGCTCGGTGAAAAACCAGAGGAAAATCACCGTGGAGATGGCCTGCACCGCATCCATTGCAAAGCCGGAGGCGCAGTAGACCGCAAGACTCTGCCACGTCAGCGCGCCTGTGGCGAGCAGCGCGGAGTAGGCGTTGAGCAGAATGCCATAGACGAGGAATGCGCTCACCGCGCCGTAGGCGCAAAGCGCCTCCCGCTTCCTTGGCAGACCGCCCCTGTGGAACACCGGCCCCGCGAGAAAGCCGCACAGCCCCATGCCGAGCATCTGCCACGGCGTCCACGGCCCCTGCGAAAAGAGGATGTTAGAGACCAGCATGGTCACCGCGCCCACGAGGAAGCCCGTCTCCCCGCCCAGGGCTGCGCCCGCAAGGATCGTCAATGCCAGCACGGGCTTGCACTGGGGCAGCATGAAAAAGGCCGCACGGCCCGCCACGCCCAGCGCACAGAGCACCGCGGTCACGACCAGCTCCCGCGCACGGGGTTTGCGCCCCTCGAAGGTAAGGAAGAACGGCAGCATGGCCTCCAGCACCATCAGCAGCGAAACGGCGTAGTAGCTCCGGTCGCCCAGCAGCTTGGGGCCGAACACCAGCGTCAGGGGGATGAGCAGAAGGGCGACCAGAGCGGAGGCGGCCGTGCGCGGGGAAAGCCTTCGCTTTTCCGGCGGCGCGGCGGGTATATCCGCCGCCTTCGGCGGCTGCGG